AACTTGCTGAGAAGTCCGAAGAAATCATGAACATTCGTGAGTCTAAAAGACATTTCTCTGACAGACAAGGTAACGGCGATTGGAAAAAATCCTTCGAGCAAGATATTGCAGATGCTAAATTTGCAGGTCTAGCTACTGGAAAAGGATGGGACACTCCAATGGCAAAATCTTTGATGGAAAAAGTAAATCAACATTCAGGTGTTGAAGTTTCATCTGCTGATTTTGAGCAAGTCGTTTCAACAAACATCGAAAGAGATATCGAAAACGAATTAGTCTTGGCTCCTCTATTTAGAGAAATCCCAATGACTTCTGCGAATATGATTATCCCAATCTTGCCAGATAGTGGTTATGCAGAATTTACTTCTAGCCAAGCTGCTTCAGGTTCCTCTCCTTATGGTAACTTAGAGACCAGAGGCGATACTTATGGTTCACCTTATGCTGGTGTTACTATGACTGAAAGAACTCTTTCAACTAAGAAACTTATTTCTCAATCATTCTTAGGTAATGAGACAGAAGAAGATGCAATCTTACCAATTCTACCTCTAATCAGAGAGTCTATGGTAAGATCACACGCTAGAGCAATTGAAAACTCAATCCTAGCTGGTGACGATGCTGATGGTGTATTCGGAACAAGTGGAGCTGCCTATGAAGGACTTCTACACTTAGCAAGAGGTGACAGTGATTTCACACAGTCAACTACTGCTTTCGCAACTGACACTGTTACAGCTGCAGAACTTCTTTCAATGAGAAAGAATATGGGCAAATATGGTGTTAACCCTTCAGAAGTGGTTTACATTGTATCTCAAAGAACATACTTTGAGTTACTAGAAGATGCTGAATTCCAAGATGCTAATTTAGTGGGCGACATGGCTACTAAACTAAGTGGTGAAATCGGACAAGTATTCGGATCACGAGTACTATTATGTGATGAGTTCGCTACTCCAGCAACTGGTAAATTCGCAGCTATCGCTGTATACCCAAGAAACTATGTAATCCCAAGATTACGTGGGGTAACTGTAGAATCTGACTATCAGGTTGCAGAACAACGTAGAGTACTTGTTGCTTCACAAAGAATTGGCTTCTCCGATCTTATCGACGGAGCTACTTCCAAGTGGGGACATATGTACAAAGCTTCTTAACATTAGCTTAGACAGGATTCGTGGGGCGGCCTTAATCGCCCCACACTTTTAATAATTATGGCAGACTTAATATCAGTAACAGAGTATAAAAATGCAGAGGGAATAGTGAACGCAAAGGAAGATTCACGCCTTGACATTATTGTACCTCAAGTTAGTAATCTTGCCAAGAAGTATTGCGGTACTTCATTTGTTGATTTTTATAGTAGTGATAAAACCGAAACTTTTTCAGTTCACGACAACTTTACCAGTACTATAGTAGTCAGCGAAAGTCCACTTGTGAGTGTGACTTCCGTAAAAGAAAGAGGCACATATGAAGCTTCTTATGAAACGCTTTCAACAAGCGACTATGAATATTATGTAGACACTGCAGCAGATGCAATAGTGAGAACAACAAAGAGTGGAGCAAAGAAAGCTTTTCCACGAGGTGTTGGAAGTGTGCAGATTGCTTATCGAGCAGGATTTAGCGCCGCTCCAAGTGATCTCAAATTAGCACTCTTTGACTTAGTAACATACTATTTAAAAGACGAACACAAAGAACGAAGAACAATAGCAGGAGCAACATTGCAGAATCAAGGAACATCTGGAGTACGAGATAACACAGACTTTCCAGATCACATAAAGAGAGTACTTGATTTATATAGAGTTATAATCTAGTGGCAAAAAGCGTTCGAAAAAGAGCCTGGGATAAATACCTTGAAGCTAGAAAAAAGGGAGCAAAAACAAAAGGCTCCGCATTAGTAGCTTGGGGTTGGATCAGCGTAGATTTAGATAGGCTAGATACTGCTTTATTTAAATCGTTGCCAGGAGGCCAACTTGCCCAAATGGGAACTCTAGATGTTTCTGACTTAAAAATACTAGAAAATAAACTTCATAGAAAAAGAACAAATGAAATTGAAATATACGCTACAGATATAACAGGAAAAGTATTAAAGTGTTATTGGATTATGAATTCAAAATTCGTAGGTAAAAAAGGACAAGGAAATGTTGATTTTGAAGGAGCTTGTGCAAGACTAATTACAGATGAATTAGAAGCTATATACACCTCTTACGGAGAAAATGTAGAGAGTGTAAGAACAAGAGACCCTTCTGGAGGACTCCCTTACGAACACGGTACACAGGGAACAGGAGATGCTTTAAATCAAGCAGGCGGAAATGCTGCAGTGGCAAATAAAAAGCTACAAGGTTTAAAGTCTCAAAAAGAAGTATTAAATTCTCTTTCGCAAGCTTTACAGTCAACATCTGTTGGAGAATATACAGGATTCCTTGAAAGTGCAATTTTTGATTGGGCAGACGCAAACTTTACATTAAGTCACAATGTCAGAAAAGATCGTAGTATAAAAAAGCTAGATGATCTTTGGCAAGGTGCAGGTTCAATAACATTAGGAAAATCAGTAATTGGACCTAATAGTATACCAAAAAATTCAAAGAAAGTTGATGCAGTAATACGAAAAGCATTTAAAGAATGGACAAAGAGTCCTGAGTTTTTAAAAAGTGTTTTAAGATATGTTAGACATTTGCCTTTGAAAAAAAGATTAGAAGCTTTTTCTGCAAGTAAAAATGCCGACGATGCTTTATTTGATTATGCAATAGGAAATTTTGCATTTATTTTTACAAAAACAGGAAAAATAGATAAAAGATATAAAATAAATAAAACTTTACTTAAAAAAGCCAAAAAAGATATGGCAAGTAATTCAGCAGTAAGTAAATTAAAAGGTAAAAGTAAAACAAAAGAAAGAAAAGCAACTGGCGGGAAAAAGGGAAATAGAGCTGAAAAACACGCAAACAGTACTTTTAATCCTTTAGCCTTAAGAGAAATGATAAATGCAGTACTTCCAGATGAAATACTACAAAATATGGGAAGTCCTGCACTAAACAATAGAACAGGAAGATTCAGAAACTCGGCACAAGTAACAAATGCACTTATAGGACCAAGAGGAGGGGTTCAAATAGACTACACTTATCAAAGAAATCCTTATGAGACCTTTGAGCCGGGAGGAGCAATGGGTAGTACGCAAAGAGATCCAAGACGATTAATAGGAAGTACAATACGAGAAGTTGCTCAAGAAATAATGGGCAAAAAATTTATAAAAACTAGGAGAGTATAATGGCAAATAGAGAGTATACAACAAGAAGAAGTGCCATTGTAAATGCCTTTGTAGAAAAGTTAGATGCCATAGATGGCACAGGAAAATTCAGAACTGTAGTAGCAAGCACAGCACCAAGACTTTTGTTTTGGGACGAAGTAGCAGAGTTCCCAGCAGTTCATGTAAACTCAGGTGGCGAAACTAGAGAATATCTAGGAGCAGGAGAAAAATTCAGATATCTTACATTAACATTTAGATGTTATGTAAATGAAGAAGATGCAGTAGATGCTTTAGAAATGTTACTTGAAGATGTGGAAACAGTAATTGAAGACAATAATCCTTTAACTTACAATACTGGATTAGGTGTAGCAACTACTACTATACAAACAACGATAAACTCAATCGACACAGACGAGGGAGTTTTAGAACCTTTTGGAATTGGCGAAATAATAGCGA